CTCGCATCATGCATCTAACAAAGTTGATCATCAGCATCCTGACTATCATGTCATACTATACGACCATCAAGCAATCTCCTTATCGTCAGTATTTGTCGGAACAACTCGAGGCTCACCTGAAAGCAGGAGGCTTGGAGGATCTCGCTCCAGAGTATAAGCTCCCTGAGATTAGTGATAATCGAACAACACCCATCCCCAAAGAGACGTTTGCGTCATCTCCGAGCAATGTCCGAATTCCTGCAAGACTTAATAGTCCCCTCATACCCTACCCCGAGGAGCTCAAAGAGCTGTGTTCCGGTAATTACATCGGAGATCCAAACTACATCCATGGCCACCACAAAAGCCAAATCGACACCCTGAACCATGTGCAATCAGCTCTCACTAAGTCAAGCAAGATTCCCATCGGCGAGAAACGGTTTGACATGGACTCACTTAAACGATTCGGAAGGCAATCATATTCTCACAGAGAAAATATCATTAATCTCGCAACCCTCTCGTTTGCACAACGAGCTACCATTCATGATCTTAGCATATCAGCAAATCAATCGATTCCTTTCAATGTTGGTGTGTCCAACATCTCAGAGTATACATCTTTCATCATCATGATCCAACGGCTTCGAATTCACATAGCAAAGGAGACAAATTTTCCTAGCTTCACTACTGAGGGAACTCTTTCAGACGTCGACGATGCAAAATACACGATGTTCTCCAATGGCACATACGTCTACCAGTCAACAAGAACCAACCAAAGCTTTTGTCTGATTGCATGCGGAGGTCATTTCAGACTGTACCATGAAAGTTTAGGCTATTGGTTCTGTGGACCAATATCTTACTTGGATTACATATTCACATTGGCAGACATTCTTAACAACCTCGATGTACTGAAGAACTGCTCCGAATATTCATGGGCAAGCTCCATGTTCTCTCTCATGATTCAATTTGCAGAACATGAAGGTGTGCATAACCTTCAGGTTGATTTTATCAAATCCATGGAAGGATTTTTCCTTAATATGTCCGATTATGATGAAGATTATGCGATGAATTGGAAACCAATCTTAGAAGCAGTTCACGAACTGTGGGAACTTGATAAAGACATATCTAAAGTGGAATATGATATTGGACTACCACTTGGATTGTTACGTGGACAGTCATTCAACTATCCGAAGTCGTCTTACTTTTGCAAGTTCATAGTCGAAGGTAAGAAGCTGAGTCGAACACATCTTCAGGAGATCTCTACACTACATAAATCAATCTTCTACACAGAAATTAATGCTGAAGCAGGTGTAAAGAAATTTCTGAAACGTGTCCATACGAAACGCATCGTTGATCCAATTGCAGTCAAGAACATAACCAGGTTAGCTAAATTGCAATTCTTCACATCATATCGTAGGAAGCATAAAATGATGCCTAATACCATTGGACCAGTACAGAAGATAAAACTACTCGAAACATACAGCCAGAAAGCAGACATGTCAAAGATCGAGAATCTTCCATTGAGCTGGTGGGACGATTTGAAAATATTCGACTGTATGGATAACACCATGACAGATGATCCTCTTGAATTTGCGAAGGATAAAGGTGCACTGAAATCAAAAATATCATTCGGTCCGGGAGACAGTCGCAAAGAACTCCTACAAGTAATCGAGACAGAAAATTATTCTCTCAAGGACTTCTTTGCTACGAAATCCATCAAACCAAGACCAAGAATGATTCAACGCACAAATCAGAAATCCACACCTGTCGATATCTCAGATCCTGCACGACTCATTGAGAAGGAACGCGAACAGAAAATTGAAGCTAGATTATTTGCTAACGGTGAACTTTCTAACAAGCACGCGCTCAGTCTAGTCGCCGCCAGAATGAAGAAAGCACTCTCTTACTTCGATGAACAACTCATGACGCCAACTGACAGGAAACGGAAATCTGTCATTCATGAGGCTTCTCGAGAACTCTCACAACCTGATAATTATTCACTGCTGTTGGACATTGTGGGACACAAC